GATTTCGCAGAGTATCGCGCAATCTGCGGGGAGATACGGGGTCTATCCATCGCAGAAGGTTTTATCTTGGACCTTGCAGACCAAATGGAGCGTTACAACGATGAGTGAAATACTAATCGCTACAGAAAGCGGTGAAGTACCACAGACAGCAGAAGAGAAAGCCAAACAATTACCACAACCTTCGGGGTATCACATCCTCGTTGCGTTGCCGGAAATTGAAGACGCGTACGAGAGCGGGCTGATTAAAGCAGACCAAACTCGTCATTTCGAAGAAGTACTAGCTACGGTATTTTTTGTCGTATCGCTAGGCCCCGATTGCTACAAAGACGAAAAGCGTTTCCCAAGTGGCCCGTGGTGTAAGCCGGGGGATTTCATTTTGGCTCGTCCTAATAGTGGCACTCGCCTAAAGATTCACGGCAAAGAGTTCCGCATGATCAACGACGATACGGTGGAAGCTGTTGTTCAAGACCCCCGTGGCATTCGTCGCGCATAAGGAGAAGTGAATGGATAAAGTTGAATTTGAGTTTCCTGATGAAAAGGAAGCCAAGCAAGGCGGCAAGGTAGAAGCTGAAAAAGATGATTTTCAGCTTGAAATAGAGGACGACACTCCTGAAGAGGATCGTGGTCGAGCCCCCCTACCCAAAGAGATTGTTGACGAGCTTGAGCGGGACGAACTGGAGGATTACTCCGAGAAAGTCAAAATCCGCCTCAAGCAGATGAAAAAGGTTTGGCATGACGAACGTAGGGAGAAAGAACAAGCCCTGCGGGAACGGCAGGCTGCGGAGGAGTACGCCAAACGGATTATTGAGGAAAACAAATCCCTTAAAGGAAAACTTTCTGCGGGGGAGAAGTCCTATATCGAAACTTACCAGTCCGCTGCGGAGTTGGAGCTGGATTCTGCTAAACGAGCATACCGGGAAGCCTACGATGCCGGGGATACCGATAAGTTAATAGAAGCGCAAGAACGGTTAAATTCTGCTCAATTTAAGTTGCAAAGAGCAAAAGAATACGTGCCTTCTTTACAATTTGACGAAAAAGAGGTACAAAGTAGTCCAGAAGTCCCAGTGGCTCGTCCTGACCCAAGGGCAGTTGCGTGGCAAGAGCGCAATACTTGGTTCGGTCAAGACGAGGAGATGACTAGTCTTGCACTTGGGCTACACCAAAAGCTAGTCAAACAGTACGGAAATCAGTACACGTCCACCGACGAATACTGGCAGAAGATTGACGGAACCATGCGTCAACGCTTCCCGGACTACTTCCAAGATTCTACGCAGCAGGAATCTAAACCTGCCTCGCGCACAGAAAAGCCGTCCACGGTCGTTGCACCTGCAACCCGCAGCACGTCATCCAAAAAGATAACGCTGAAGCAGTCGCAGTTGAACATTGCCAAACGGCTGGGTCTCAGCCCTGAGCAATACGCCCGTGAACTTATGAAAATGGAGGCCAACAATGGCTGAAAACAAACTTACTCGTGAACTTGAAACTCGTGCCGTGCAGGAACGTCCCAAGCAGTGGACTCCACCTGAGCTTCTCCCTGAACCAGATAAGCAGCCCGGCTTCGCGTACAGATGGATTCGCGTCTCGACTTTGAACAACGCTGACCCACGTAACCTTTCCGCAAAGCTGCGTGAAGGCTGGGAGCCGGTCAAAATCGAAGAGCAACCAAAATTTCAACTGCTAATCGACCCGAATAGTCGCTTTAAGGACAACGTCGAGGTCGGTGGGTTGTTGCTTTGCAAGACTCCGCAGGAGCTGGTGGACCAGCGTAATGGCTACTATCAGCAACAGTCCGAAGGACAGATGGAGTCTGTAGACAACAGCCTGATGCGCCAGAACGATCCACGAATGCCTCTTTTCTCTGAGAAGAAGTCTTCTACATCGTTTGGAAAAGGTAATTAACCAAACTTTTGGAGCTTAATATGGCTTATCCGACTGTAAATGCCCCCTACGGGCTAAAACCGATCAATCTGATCGGCGGTCAGGTGTTCGCGGGCCAGACTCGTGAACTCCCGATTGCAAGCAACTACGGTACTGCTATCTATAACGGCGACATCGTTCGTCTGGATGGCGGCACTATTGTTAAAGAAACGGGCACTACCACTGTTACGGCGCAAGGCGTAGTTGGTGTGTTCCTTGGTTGCAGCTACACCAACCCTTCGACTGGTCAGAAGTTGTTTACTAACTACTATCCGGGCGGCATTGTTGCTTCGGACATTCTGGCTTATGTAGCAGATGATCCAGACCAACTGTTCAAAGTTGCTGTGACTGGCGGCGCTACTTCGACCACGATCACCCCGATTTCGGGCGCGATTCTGGGCGACAACCTCGCTATTTCCCAGCCAGCTTCGAACTCCACCATTTCGGGTAACTCGAATATTGGTGCTTATGATTCGGGCAACAATACTACGCAGTCGCTTCCGTTCCGTGTTGTGGGTCTTGTTGAAGAGACTACCAATTCAAGCGGCAACTACAGCGAAGTAATTGTTAAGTGGAATGCTCCATACCCAACCATTACTATCGACTTCACGGCTGAAACCGCGTCGGTAACTTTGGCTGGCGGACATTCGTACCTCAACCCGAACGGTCCGGACAACGTATAAGGAGCTGAATAATGGCTATTTCACGCGCACAACTACTGAAAGAGCTGCTCCCCGGCCTGAACGCCTTGTTCGGCATGGAGTACGCTCGCTACGGCGAAGAGCACAAGGAAATCTACGAAACCGAGACTTCCGAGCGTTCGTTCGAAGAAGAAACCAAACTGTCTGGCTTCAGTGCCGCACCGGTTAAGAACGAAGGTTCTGCAATCGCGTACGACAACGGTCAGGAAGCTTGGACTGCTCGATACAACCACGAAACCATCGCACTGGGTTTCTCGCTGACCGAAGAGGCCATCGAAGATAACCTGTATGACAGCCTGTCGGCTCGTTATACCAAGGCGCTGGCTCGTGCTATGTCCTACACCAAGCAGGTCAAAGCAGCAGCTGTCCTGAACAACGGCTTCACCAACTCCGCTCAGTACTACGGCGGCGACGGCGTGCCTCTGTTCTCGGCTAATCACCCGCTGGTTGGCGGCGGCAGCAATTCGAACATCCCTTCGACACCTGCCGACCTGAACGAAACCTCGTTGGAAAACGCTGTGATCCAGATCGCAGCATGGACCGACGAACGCGGCCTGCTGATCGCAGCTAAGCCACGTAAGCTGGTCGTTCCTCCTGCTCTCCAGTTCGTTGCTACTCGTCTGTTGGAAACCGAACTCCGCGTCGGCACCAATGACAACGATATCAACGCGCTGAAGAACAACGGTTCGATCCCAGAAGGCTATACGCTCAACCACTTCTTGACCGATCCAAACGCATGGTTCCTGACCACTGACGTTCCAAACGGCATGAAGCACTTTGTTCGTAGCCCGCTGGCTCAGTCAATGGACGGGGACTTCGATACGGGCAACGTTAGATATAAAGCAAGAGAGCGTTATTCCTTTGGATGGAGCGATCCGTTGGGTATGTACGGATCACAAGGCGCGTAAGAAAAGGGGGGCTTTACGCCCCCCTTTTTGTAGTATATAAAGGCAGTAAATCCGGGGATTACCCGGTGCGCTCGAACAGGCTCCCCGGCCTGACTTCATGCAGATCGGCGCACCTAACCGCATGAGGGAAAATTCAAATGGCACTTTCTACCACCCAAAGTATCTGGCGTTCGGGCGGCGGCGATCAGACTCGCACCGCGTATTGTGGCTCCGGCGTCATGGCTGCTCAGTTCTACATTGCTGACGCATCTGTTGCTACTGCAACTAACGTCAAAGTCTCTTCTGTTTCTGGTGCTCCTGACCTGATCCTTCCTGAAGGCGCAGTTGTGTTGTCTGTGGAAATTAATGACGCAGGCACAGGCTCTGTTGATCTTGGTACTCGCGGCTACACCAGCGGCACCGTTACAGGCGCGGCTATCGGTAATAACGTGACCGTCTCAGCTGTTGGTTCTATTACCGCTGGTTTGACTCGCACTGCTATTAGCGAACTGTCCTACGTTACTGTGACTATCGACACTTCGGGTGCTGGTACTGTTGGCGGCTTCATCACTTACTTCGTAGCCGATCCGCTGGTTGGTCAGCAGAACGTCTAATTGAGGAGGCCGTATGGCTATGCAATATGACGTTAGATCAAAACACGCTTCTGTAAGCGGGTTAGTGGTTGATGCACGCACGCGTATTAAAGGCGCGGTTATGTTCCCGCTTTCAGCGACTACTGGATATGCAACCTTTGTAGACAATGTAAGCATTGCTGGTACGTACGCACGTGCTACAACCACCGCAACCATAACTGCGGTAAACCACGGTCTTGCTGTAGGTGACTGGGCGTATCTTGACTGGGATTTGACGGATAACCCCTATCAAGTGCAAACAGTGGCGGACGCAAACACATTTACCGTCACGGTTGCCAACAGCGGGGCCACTAGCGGAAACGTAACTGTTTGGAACGATGTACTACTTCAGGCAGATGCTTCTGATCCTGTAGCGTACAACGTCACTGTCCCCGGCGAAGGTATTTTGGCTGAGACCGGTATACGTGTGTTCTTACCCGCCAACTTCCACACAACGGTGTTCTATGGCTAAGACCCCGGCATGGCAGCGTAAGGAAGGTAAGTCCGAGAAAGGCGGCTTGAACGCCAAAGGACGTGCCTCGTATAACGCAGCCAATCCGGGTAAGCCCGGGCTGAAAGCACCTCAGCCGGAAGGTGGCCCACGTAGAGATTCGTTCTGTGCGCGGATGAAAGGTATGAAGAAGAAGCTGACTTCAGCTAAAACCGCGAATGACCCGAATAGCCGGATCAATAAATCATTGAGGGCGTGGAAATGTTAAAAGACCACATCGAACCAGATTTGATGGACAACGTCTCCATTCTTGCGGGGTTGGGCGTTATTCTTGGATGGTTACCAAACGTGCTTTCTATTGTCACTATTGCGTGGTTCAGCATTCGTATCTGGGAATCCGATACGGTTCGTGGTTTAACTAACCGGAAAAAACCAGATGCCAACAGTCAGTAAAAAGCAGGAAAAGTTTATGCAGGCGGTTGCCCACAACCCTGCGTTCGCTAAAAAGGCCGGTGTGCCTCAATCTGTGGGGAAAGAGTTCACTAAATCAGGAGGCGGTATGGCTGAGTCAAAGAAGATGGTTGGTAAAGAGCTTGCGTTCATGAAGAAAAAGGGCGCTCCTAAGTCGATGATCAAGCACGAGATGGCTGAGGCTGGCATGAAAAAAGGTGGCAAGGTCAAGAAGATGGCGGCTGGCGGTATGACCGCATCGAAGATGGGCGCTGTGAAAACCGCTGCTCCTAGCCGTGATGGCGTTGCTGTCAAGGGCAAGACCAAAGGCACGATGGTCACAATGGCTGGCGGCAAAGGTATGAAAAAAGGCGGCTACTGCTAATAGGAGGTTGTGATGGGTTACAGAGAAGAAGCAAAAGAAAATATAGACGAGCGTAAAAGACTTTTAAACAAAGCAGAGGCTGCGGCTGCTGAACGAAAACGTGAAAAAGTTTACAACCGTGAAGTTGCTAAATACGAAAAAGAACTCAAACTCAACCCGCCCGGTACAGTTAGCGGGGCTATGGATAAGGGTCTTGATCGGATGGGTGACGCAGTTCGCGCAGTTGGTAAAACCCTTGGCAGCAACCAAATGACCAGTCTAGACGATGACGAGCAAATGAAAGCTCGTATGGACGTTAAAGGGTACAAAAAAGGCGGCGCAGTTAAGTCTGCTTCTTCTCGTGCTGACGGTATCGCACAACGTGGTAAAACTCGCGGGAAGCTGTGCTAATGATGCCCTCACGCGGTATGGGTGCAATTAACCCTTCCAAAATGCCCGGCGCTAAAAAGAAAAAGCGTCGGGATGACACCGACTTCACGCAGTACAAAGAAGGTGGGAAGGTCAATGCTGCTGGTAACTACACCAAGCCCGGGCTGCGTAAGAGGATTGTGTCTCAGGTAAAGGCCGCAGCAACGCATGGTACGGGCGCAGGCCAGTGGTCAGCCCGTAAAGCGCAGTTGGTGGCTAAGAAGTACAAAGCCGCTGGCGGCGGATACAAGGACTAGTATGAAAGCCCCGCAACAGTCGCTTAAAAGCTGGGGAGACCAGAAATGGCGTACCAAGAGCGGAAAACCGTCGTCCAAGACCGGGGAGAGGTATCTCCCGGAAAAGGCGATCAAGGCACTAAGCCCAGCCGAGTATGCCGCCACAACGAAGGCAAAGCGGGCAGGGAAGAAAAGTGGCAAGCAGTTCGTCGCGCAACCAAAACGCATAGCCCAGAAGACCGCGAGGTTTAGATAATGGCTTTTACAACCAACACAACAGCGTTCAACCCCGACCTCAACGATATATTCGAAGAGGCGTTTGAGCGTTGTGGTTTGGAATTGCGTACTGGCTACGATTTTCGTACTGCCCGTAGAACCCTGAACTTCTTGATCACGGAATGGGCAAACCGTGGTATCAACCTGTGGACTATTGAGCAGGGATCAATCAATCTTGTGCAAGGGCAGGTTACCTATGATCTACCTATTGATACCGTTGATCTTCTTGAACATGTTATTCGCACTAATTCCGGACAGATTTCTAACCAGACCGACATCAACATCAGCCGCATAAGCGTCTCTACCTACGCGACTATTCCAAACAAGCTGACGCAGGGTAGACCGATTCAGGTGTGGGTAAACCGCCAATCGGGGCAGCAAGTTGGGTCTAATGTAGCGACTCCGAAAAACCCGCAGATTAATGTGTGGCCTTCGCCGGATCAGGGTGCAGTAGGCAATCCGTACTACATATTCTATTACTGGCGGTTGAAGCGTATTTACGATGCCGGTACCGGCACGAACGTGATCGATATTCCGTTCCGCTTCCAGAACTGCTTGGTGGCGGGGTTGGCGTACATGCTGGCGGTAAAGAAGCCCGAAGTTGACCCGAACAGAATCGCGGCGTTAAAGGCGATGTACGACGAGGCTTGGGATTATGCATCTGCGGAGGACAGGGAAAAAGCGCCGGATCGGTTTGTGCCGCGTACTACTTTCTACAGGTGATGTATGCCAAGTAAGTACTCTAGTGGCAAATACAGTATTTCCGAGTGTGACCGGTGTGGATTTCGGTACAAGCTGAAAGAACTACGCAAGCTGACGATCAAGACCAAACAGGTGGCGATCAAGGTTTGCAAAAATTGTTGGGAACCTGACCAGCCGCAGCTATCATTAGGTTTGTATCCGGTTAACGACCCACAAGCAGTGCGGGAGCCAAGACCAGACATAAGCTACTTGCAGTCAGGCTATAACGGGTTGCAAATAACAGAAACACCGGGGACTTCGATTGATGCTGACGGGTTCCCAGAAGGCGGTAGTAGGGTATTTCAGTGGGGCTGGTACCCAGTGGGCGGGGCAAGTGGTAACGATGCAGGGCTGACACCGAATGCTTTAACGTCACCCGCTCAGATCGGCAGTGTAACAATCTCGTAGGAGTGACTATGGACAGCATGAAGAAAGTAGCCAAGGCGGAAGTCAAGGCACATGAGAAGCGGATGCACAAGAAGGGTATGGCTAAAGGCGGCGTGACCGGCGAAGCTATGCGTAAGTACGGGCGCAACATGGCACGTGCGATGAACCAGCGTTCTACCGGTCGAGGTGGCTAATGGAAAAGATCAAACCATCCCCGTACAAAGCCGAAGTCAAGAATCAGACCGGCACTGAGTACACCAACGAGATGAATATTGGTGGTGGCGTCGTTACTAAAGGCAACTACAAGGAAGCCAAGACGACCGGCATCAAGATTCGTGGTACCGGTGCTGCTACTAAAGGCGTGATGGCTAGAGGCCCGATGGGTTAATCATGACGTATACTGAGTTGTTTACTGCGGTTAAGAACTACCTGCAAAACGATTTCCCAACGAATACTTGGACGAACGTAGCAGGGACAGGACTTATTACGTCTGATGGTACTGATCAGATTGACCTGTTTATCCAGCAAGCTGAAGAGCGCGTTTACAACACGGTACAGATTCCTGCGCTCCGCAAGAACGTCACGGGTGTTACCACCGGCGG